TAGTTATCTTCTCTCTGCCTGGTGCATTCACTCCTACTTGCTCTGCCTATCAACTTCCTGGATTCGAGGAGAAGTACGATGAATTTGCTGCTCTTGGCATTGACGCTATTTACTGCCTTTCTGTTAACGACGGCTTTGTTATGAATGCCTGGGCAAAGGACCAGGGAATCGAAAAAGTCCAACTAGTACCCGATGGAAATGCTTACTTCACCCGCTCTATGGGATACCTTGTCCGCAAGTCTAACCTTGGTTTCGGTGAGCGTTCTTGGCGTTATGCTGCTGTCGTGGATAACGGAATCATCGAAAAACTATTCGTTGAAGAAGGTTTCCGCGATAACGCAGACACCGACCCCTACGAAGTATCGACGCCTGAGAATGTTTTAAAATATGTTAGAACAACTATCAGGGAAACCGCACAAGCACTTCAAACTGCCTGATATAAAACTCAATAAAGCAAAACTCTGCCCTACATAAAAGGCAGAGTTTTTTTATGTTATGCCAAGAGGAGAACTTAACAAAGAGATTATTAAGTGCGAAGTGCTTAAGATCAAAAGAGACTTAGATAGAGAATGGATGAACAAATCTGGATATGATCCAAAATGGTTAGCACATCATTATTTAAATAAGGTATTAGACAAAATAGAAGAATATAGGGTATAATAAATACTATTACAGAAAAGTATAGAAGTATCATAAGTGGCACTAAGAAAACCATCAGATTTTTTTGTTAGAGATGTAATAGAAGAGAATAGTCTTCCTGTTTTAAATGCTGATGATTCTTTGCGCGAAGAAATAAACAGAGTAGAAAATCTCTCTGAAGAACTATCAAAATTACAGCAAGATTTATATCAAAAAACGGTTGAGAATAGTTCCGTTGTTATCTTCAAAGAACAAGTATCTGAATTATCTAATATTGTTAATAATTTAGTTGAGAATGAAATTCCAAAATATAAAAAACAAGTTGCTGGAAATGAAATTCGTTTAAGTAATCAAATATCAAATTTTAAAGAAGATATTGATCGTAAAGTAGATAATTTTTATCAGAGAATAACAGAGTTTAATGATGTAATTCATGTTCTTGAAACAGTTTCGACGATAGAGAAATATGTTCAAGAACATCATAAAGATTTTGTATCTCTTAGAGAAGAAGTATTTGAAGAACTGAATAACATTCCACTTGGAAATATTCAAAATAATCTTAAAATTCTTGAAGAAAAAATTGATTTAATTGCAGAAAATTATTCTCAAATTCAAGAAGGTCTTTTGAATGAACCACCTAATGTACAAAATAGTGATCCTCTTACACCACTTGATCAGAAGTTTGTAACAGTTGAAGATCTTAATAAACACTATAGTTTATTCATTAATCGTATTCAAGAACAACTCGCTACCTTAGGTGGTGGTGGTGAAACTCAATTAAAGTATCTTGATGATATTGTTGGTATCGCAACAAATCCAAGTGCGTATAATGGAAAGTTTTTAAAGTATGATCATACTATTGGTAAGTTTGTTTTTGCTAATGCTGGCGGTGCAGGATCTCAAACTCTCGATGATACTTTACAACTTGGAAATACTTCTACTCTTGGAATGAGCGTAGGTGTTGTTACGGCAACAGATTTTAACTCTGCTTCTGATATTAAACTTAAAGAAAATGTAAGTGTAATTGATAATCCACTTGATAAGATTATTCGATTGGAGGGTGTTAACTTCCAGTGGAAAGAGACTGGGAAAAAGTCTTTGGGTGTTATAGCGCAAGAAGTTGAAAAGATACTACCAGAATTAGTATCTGGAGATGATAATAAGTCTGTAAATTATAACGGTCTTGTTGGTCTTCTTATTGAATGTGTAAAGCAGCAACAAGCGGAAATAGAAGAACTTAAAAAATATATCGATAAATAGTAGAAACTACCCAGCGGTAACGCGAAGACGGTAAATGGCTATAAAAATACAGGGATCTACTATCATTGATGATAGTAGAAATATTGTAAGTGCTGGTGTAGTAACAGCATTAAGTTATAGTGGATCTGGTTCAAACCTGACTGGTATTTCTAGTGTAACAAATATTCTTTATGTGACTCCAGATGGAAATGATTCAAATTCTGGAAAAACAATAAAGGAAGCAAAGTCTTCAATAAAAAGTGCAGTATCTGCAGCATCAACGGGATCTGTTATTAAAGTTAGTGCAGGAACTTATATAGAAAATAATCCTATTACTATTCCAGAACAAGTTAGTATAGTTGGAGATAGTTTAAGGGAAGTTTCTGTTCAACCGCAAAATGCAACTCAAGATTTGTTCTATGTTTCCAATGGAAACTACATTGCAGAAATGTCTTTCACTGGAACTTTAAATACGGGAAAAGCAATATTCTCATTTAGTCCATCTGGTGCAGGTAATATAAATCAATCTCCTTACATTCAGAACTGTACTAATTTTATTCCCAATAGTATTGGATTGAAAGTGGATGGTAATAATGCCTCTGGGAATTTAAAGAGCATGGTGCTTGATTCATATACTCAATATAATCAAGGTGGTATAGGAGTTTCAATTACAAACAGTGGCTATGCTCAATTAGTTTCTTTATTTACTATTTGTAATGATATAGCAGTTTATTGTGGATCTGGTGGTGCATGTGATCTAACAAATTCTAATTCTTCTTTTGGTAATTATGCATTAGTTGCTGATGGTGTTGGAGTAAATCAATATACTGGAACTATAACTACAGCGACTAGTGAAAATAATTCTGTATTTACAGTATCTGGAGTTGGTACTAATAGACCTTTTGATGGTCAAGTTGTTTATTTTGATAATTTATATTATACGATTGATAAGATTACTGTAAGTGCTGGAGGGACAGGATATACATCAACACCCACGATTACAATTTCAGATCCAAGTTCACCTTGGGGAATTAAAGCAACTGCAGTACCCACCATCTCAAATGGATCCTTGACGGAGATTACCGTTGTTTCTAGTGGAAGAGGTTATACGACAACACCAACTATTGCAATTTCATCTCCAAATATTGGATTTAATACTGCAACTGCAACTGTAAGTATTAAACCAACTTATTATTCCATCGTTAGCGCAACTGTTCCTTCTGGTGGAATATCTACAATTACTATAAATGAAAATGTTCCATACTCTGTTGGAGTTGGATCTACAGTTCCCTTTTTTAAACAAAGTAGAATTTTGGCATCTGGTCATTCATTGGAATATGTTGGATCTGGTGTAAATATTAATACTGCTTTACCTTCTACTGGAGGAGTTTCAATTCAAGAAAATGAAGTTGATATGAGAAATGGTGGATTAGTTGTTTATACGACTACAGATCAATCTGGCAACTTTAGGATAGGTGATGGTGTAAAAATTGATCAAACTACAGGAACAATTTCTGGAGATGCTTATTCTAAAAGTTTATTTTCAAACGTAACCCCATTTATTTTAGCACTAGGAGGATAATCATAAATGGCATTACCACTCAATGTATTTAAAACTATAACAGCAATTGCATCTACAAATTCGGTTGGAATTTATACAGCACCGGTCGGATACAATGGAGTTGTTTTGTTAGCTCAATGTGCGAACATAGGAACTACCACTAGAACGGTGACAGTTTCGCATCAAAGAACTACGGCTGGTATTGCGGTGACAACGGAAATCGTAAAGGATTTTCCTGTTGAAAATAATGATAGTTTAAGTCTTCTTGCAGGAAAATTGGTTTTAGAATCTGGTGATGTTTTGGTATTATCTGCAAATAATTCGACTGACATTAAATTTTTGGGCAGTGTACTAGAAACCTTAATCTAAAATGGCAAAATATATTAGCGATAAAGTTAGAAAACTTCAGGTTGGTCTTTCATCTTTTAGTGAGAGTAAAACTTCTCTAGCAGTGGTTGGAAATGTCTCTATTGGAGGATCTATAACAGCAACAAAATTTGTTGGTGATGGTTCTGGTTTATCAGGAATTGTTGCATCTGGTTCTGGTGTAGTTATTAAAGACGATGGAACTACGGTTGGAACAGCAACAACAATTGATTTTGGTACAAATCTTTCAGTTGTTTTTACATCTGGAACCGCAATTATTAATGCTACTTTAAGTACCTATTCTGATAATGCTGGTATATCAACTTATGCTACAACAGCAGGTATTGCCACATATTCAACTAGAAGTGGAATTGCAACCTACGCTACTTCAAGTGGATTAAGTACTTATGCTTCAACAGCAGGTATTGCAACTTATGCTACTAATGCTGGAGTTTCTACAAATGTCATTGGTGGTATTGCATCAGTAACACAACTGAGTGTTTCTGGTGTTTCCACATTTAATAACAATATATCAGTTGTCGGAATAGTCACAGCAACTGCTTTTGCTGGTGATGGGTCGCAGTTGACAAATATTTCTGCTTCCGCCACGGTGGATTTACTTGAGGTTATGTTGTTCTCATAATGTAATAAATAAAAAATAGAGGTTTAATCATAATGACACTAGCAAAGGCAAATTTAGGATTTCCAGTCGTAGTTTCTGCGGGAACAACGGCAACAGCTTATAGTGTTCAATCTTCAAAGACTGCTTATATTAGAAGCATTGTAATCTACAATAGTACAGTTGGAACTGCAAATACTGGACTTTCCCAAACAGTTCAAATTTATGCAGTTCCAAATAGTGGTGGATCTGTAGGAGTTGCGACAGATGGAAATAGAATCGGTAGAGTTTCTCTAACTTCTGATGATACTTTCTTTTACGATCTACAATACCCAATAACTTTGCAAGATACTGGAGATAGTATTCAAGTTTTTAATGAAGGAACTTATGCTTATACACTTTCTGGAATTGCAACTGCAACTAACTCAGTAAATGTTATGGTATTGGGTGATAGGGAGGCATAAGAATATGTCTTTTAGAAGTATTAGATTTGGACTAAGACAAGCAATCTCAGATTATTTGTTGAGTGGAAAAAGTAAGACACAGCACTCTCAAAATATCACAAGGGTGAGTGCGATTGGAGGAACTGAACTTACTCCAGGAAATGGTTATAAGTATCATATTTTTACTGCACCAGGAACTCTTGTTGTTGGTAATGGAGGAACTCTTGATTATATTGTTGTTGGCGGCGGCGGTGGCGGCAGCGGGGGACCTGCCGGCGGTGCTGGAGGCGGCGGCGGAGCTGGTGGGTATTTGACAGATAACAATGTAAATTTTAATGCTGGATCTTATACCATAAATATTGGTGGCGGCGGATCCGGTGGTGTTAGTCCCGCAGGTCCTGGAGGAAGGGGATCCAATTCATTCATAACGGGTAATGTAGGATTTACATCAATTACTGCCTTTGGTGGTGGTGGTGGAAGAGGACCTGTATATTCTCCGACTTCTGTGGGATCTGGGGGAGGTGGTGGAACTCCTGGTGTGCCTGGCGTACCTGGAACTCCTGGTCAAGGAAATCCTGGAGGTGGTGGAACTCCTACTACTGGTGCTCTCGGTGGAGGAGGCGGTGGAGGTGCTGGCGGCGCCGGTAGTGTAGGCGTTACTACTGCAAACGCTGGCGGGGATGGTGGAATTGGACTACCAGCGTTTCAGGGAGACCCTGGAATTCCTCCAGCATATGGAACACCTGGACCAAATCCAGGAAGATATTTTGCTGGCGGGGGAGGCGGCGGTAAGGGAATTCCAGCGATACCATCATCTAAACCTCTTGGTGGCGCCGGCGGCGGAGGAGATGGTGGAAGTCCAAGTTTTACTCCTGCAACAGGAGATCCAGGGGTTGTTAATACTGGGGGAGGGGGTGGAAGTTCTTATAGTGCAAATAACGGATCTTCTGGAGGGTCTGGTATCGTAATTATCCGATATAAATTATAATAGAACATAGTATGGGAGATTTGAACTTTGGCATTTCAGTCAGTATGGTATTTTAGTGATATACCACAAAAGATTATTGAAATAATTGAAGAGGATTTAACAAATACTTTCCAAGAACAGATGGGAGATTCTCGATTGATGGGAGATGCTCTCAATCGTGATAAAAGAAATTCAAAAAATGCTTGGGTCCCAACACATCACTGGACTGCAGGGTTTGTATGGCATTATATTGAACGAGCAAATCGTGAGAACTTTCTTTACGATATAAGAAATATTGATGGTGAAAATATGCAATTCACTCAATATGGTGAGGGTGAATTTTATAGTTGGCATAATGATGCTGGCATCTCTTGTCATTATAAACCAGTATCTGTAGGTAATCATCATGAAGGAAGAGCACAAGATTATCTAAATGAAAATCTTGAACTTGTAAGAAAACTTTCTTTCGTGGTTCAACTTTCAGACCCTGATGATTATGAAGGCGGAAATCTGCAACTCCTTGCAGAGGATGGTAAGTCTTATTTCGCACCAAGAAAAAGAGGAACAGTTGTTGTTTTTGATTCACGAACTCAACATCGAGTTCTTAAAGTAACGAAAGGAACTCGTAAAAGTTTGGTGGGTTGGGTAGTTGGACCGAGGTGGAAATAATGGCAGAGCAAATGACTGAGGAACAACTTCTCTTCCAAGAAAGACTTAACACTGGAACTGCAAAAACAAATAATTCTCAGTTTGAAAAAGATGGATATTTGGTAATTAAAAATCTATGGGATCCTCAAGAACTCTACCGCCCTGTTCCACAAGAACGTGGTCAGATTAATTATTGGGGTAAAAAACTAGATCAATTTAATTATGTTCCACTTGAACAGCAAGTAGAAGGATCACTTGCTTGTTATTGGCACCCTCAATATCGTTCAATTCATTCTGGAATTCGTCTTAAACTAGAAAAAGAACTTGGAAGAAAACTTTATAATACTTACTATTATGATCGGTTTTATTTTCCAGGACAGGCACTCACAAGACATGCAGATCGAGATGCCTGTGAGATCTCTGTGACAGTTCATATCAGTAGTAGTCTCAAAAATCCATGGGAAATTTGGATCAAAACTCCAGATACTTATACTGATGAAAAGAAAACAGAAGTATCAGTTCCAGGTGAAAATCGTTCATTAATTTTAAACGCTGGTGATGGAATGATCTATAAAGGATGTGAAAGACCTCATTGGAGAGATCCAATGCCTGGTAAAAAGAAATCCTGGTGGAATAAGAAAGAAGATTATTACCATCAAATCTTTTTTCATTATGTTCTTGCCGATGGTCAAAGGGCTCATTGTGCTTTTGACGCTGCGAAGTAAAGGGCTTGACGCCATCCCCAAGACCGCGCTATAATAAATAGGTAAACAAATGTTAAGGAGCGTAAAGATTCTTTAACATTGTCTCCCTGCCGTTTGACCGAGACTAGGCAGGGTTATCAATCCGTCTCTCATATCCCCGCTAAGGGTGCGGGGAGCATAGTATCACCACCATTTCCCTGATGGTCTTACTACTTTTTTAAACAAATGACTGCTACAATTTCACGTCAACAACAATCGAATACTTGGGAACAGTTCTGCAACTGGGTTACCTCAACCGATAATCGTCTTTATGTCGGTTGGTTTGGAGTCCTGATGATTCCTTGCCTGCTTGCTGCTA